CAGAAAAGAAAATTGAGTATCGTCTGTTTTGTTTTTGCCGTCAAGGTGAGACATGTTTGACTAATTTTAATGGTTTAAAAACATGGTCTGGACGCTCTGATTGTGAACCAACAGGGAAAAGTAATTTTGGTTTTAATCTAAGATTTAAGGATCCAAAATATAGATCACTACTTGATCACGCTCTTAAAACAAAGCCATTTGTTATTGATATTAATGAAGTTAAAAAAAATGGTGAAAGTGTTGAAGATGAATTGAGAAAACATTACGAAGAATTTGCTGATTATTGTCTTGATGGTCTTAAATCATTTTTGGGCTTTGCTAGTATCGATTCATTAAATGGATTTACTATCAAGGGTCCGACCATTGAAGGAGTTGGAGATTATTATTTAAATGATGACGATTTAAAGGTTCCCAATGAGAATATTTTTATCATTGGTGATTGTGTAGGAAAAACAAGAGGAATTATTAGTGCTTTTTTATCAGGAATTTTTGTTGCCCATAATCTATAGCCGTCTTTTTTGTCTATAATTTACATATTAGTACTTAAACATCGTTTGATTATAATTATTTTATTAAATGAATAAATCGTGCGAAAAAAATAAGAAATTGTGTAACGAAAATAACTGTACGTTTTGTTTAAAAAAATCATTTGCATCGCATGAAAAAGCAAAATTTTGGTCAAATAAAAATACAATAACTCCTCGACAAATATTTAAATCCACTCACTCAAAATATATATTTAATTGTAATGTATGTAAACATGAATTTGAAAGTGCATGCAATAGTATAGTTAGCGGACAATGGTGTCCATACTGTTCCATTACACCGATTAAATTGTGTGATAATATTGAATGTATTCAATGTTATAATAAATCATTCGCATCACATGAAAAATCTATATTTTGGTCTCATAAAAATGAATTAAAACCAAGACAAGTTTTTAAATCTTCACATAAAAAATATTTGCTTAATTGTAATAATTGTAATCATAATTTTAAAAGTTCTCCCGAATTTATTACAAATGGTTATTGGTGTCCTTATTGTTCTTCGCCACCAAAAAAATTATGTGATGATAATAATTGTATACGTTGTTTTAATAATTCTTTTGCATCACATGAAAAAGCAAAATTTTGGTCTAATAAAAATGATCTCAAATCAAGAAATGTATTTAAATCTGCACGCTCAAAATATATATTTAATTGCAATATATGTAATCATGAATTTGAAAATCATATAGCTAATATCAATCGTGGTGAATGGTGTCCATTTTGTTGTATTCCGTGTCAAAAAATCTGTGATAATCTTGAATGTATCCACTGTTTTAATAAATCATTTGCATCGCACGAAAAAGCAAAATTTTGGTCTAATAAAAATGATCTCAAACCTAGAAATATATTAAAATCATCAAGTGGTCTTTATCTATTTGATTGCAATATTTGTGGCAACGAATTTTATTCGACTCCTGGAAGAATTACTAATGGCAAGTCTTGGTGTTCTGTATGTAAAAATAAAACTGAACAAAAATTATTTACTTGGCTATCTGAAAAATATAATATTATTCACCAAATGAAATTCAATTGGTGTAAAAATCCTGACACAAATAAATACTTACCATTCGATTTTGTCATAGAAAAAAATAAATTAATTATAGAATTAGATGGTAGTCAACACATAAATAAACAGATTTGTAATTGGAAATCACCAGAAGAACATCAAGATAGAGATATATATAAAATGAAAAAGGCAAATGAAAATGGTTATTCAATAATAAGAATTTTACAAAATGATGTATTTAGTGATAAAAACAATTGGGAAAATAAACTAATAGATGCTATTAAAACATATGAAAATCCAATGTGTATTTATTTATGCGCAAATAATGAATACGATCAACATAGTAATAAAATGAATACAACAATCGTTTGATATTTATTATATAATTTTATTTCAATAAAACCTATAACTTTCATATTTGATCCTCGTCAAAAATTCAGGTAGTGATTTAGCAACGTAGCTAATTTTATAAGGAAATTCACCGTATTCATACACATAAACTCTATTATCTTCCGACAAAGCCCAAATAACACAAGCTTGTTGATCTCTATAAAAAATACCAGTTTTCCTATCTAAATGAAAGTAACAAGCGGTTGGCGAATCAATTGTTTCAGATAACATATTAATATTCTTTTCTAAATCATCAAATGTCTTAATGTCATTAAACTGTTCCTTTAGTTTATCAAATATCTCATTATCAGTCAATTTCAGTAAATCATTATAATCAAATAATTGATATGTTCCATTCCGATCTTTATTATAAATACCTTTTATTCCCCACCAAACCCATTTCTCTTCAATACTCACATCTGATTCATCGAAGTCAATCAGATCAATTACTTTAGAATTATTTTTAATCATCACTTCTCTTGCATCCTCAGCTCGGGAAATACCATATTCCTTCTTAATATCAATCCATTTAATTTTGTCGGTGTAATTAAGTGATTCAATTAACGTCATCATTAAATTATCAAAACGATATGTTTCTATAGATTTGTGTATAATATCCTTTTTAGTTTCATTGCTAATCCGATTAATAAGATCATTTTTACCATAATCCAGCAATATTTCGACACATTTACTGTTCATATTTTTTGCATTGTATAGCAAAGAAACAAATGTATCAGTGTCCATTTCGATGGTTGTTAATAATTGTTTTAATTTTTCATTCATGTCTGTACGAAAACAATAATCACTCATATTTTTATTATTTTTACTATCAATGACACATTTATATTTTTTCAAGTAACTCATTAAATTTTCAAACATTAAATTTTTAATATGTTCCTCTTTTTCATAGTGAATGTTGGATATGCATTCATTCAATATATCGATGGGCATAGACTCTAAAGGTAAATCCATCAGTTTGTACCATATATCAGCTTTGCCCATTAGTATTGTTACATATCTAATATACTTTGAATCATGATTATCTGAACATCTTATTGAACCTTTAATTAGATCCAAAGTTAATAGTATATCAGTTTCCGACAAATCATTTTTAACATTATCTTTCCAATTTAAAAAATATGAACAAAAAATATAAAATGCATTAGCGATCGTAATTACTTCGTTATAATGTTTAGCAAAAGCCATCATGAATTGAAAATAAATTGATGACTTCTTATACTTATTATCAAAATAAACACCACTATCTTTAAATTTTTTAATTGATTCTGCACAAAGTTTTTCTGTTTCTTTGGGTACACGATAATCTGTGAACATATAATTCACGTTAACATAACCATCATGTTTTAATAGATATAATACCTCTTCATATTGTTGTCGTTCCAATGCATAACTCGCTGCCTTACCACATGGTTTTACATGTAATTCTTCAATTAACCATTTAAGAACATTGAATGAACCACACATAGCGGCATGTTTTACTTCTGAATCAGTAACAATAAATAAACCACTATCATCAATTGATTTCTTTGCCATTTCTAAATTATTTGATCGAACATAATCACGAAAATCATGTGATGCATTCGCATATACGACATAATAACCATCTGTATATGGATATTTTTTTGGTTTTTGTTGTGCAGACATTTGTTGTATTTACTTATTGTATGCATTTACATATGACACCTTTATAAATAAATTTTTCAATTTCAATATTTTGTTCAGTTATGATCATAATTCACAAAGTAAAAATCTTCAGGTATTTCATCAGGTTCCATTTCCTTAACAAAATAATCCTTCCACTCTCTTATAAACTTTTCTATTCCCTTATTTCCCTCCAATTCACAAATTTTCTTTATAACATACTCTTCGGGGCATACAGTATCGTCATATTCTTTTTTATCGGATTCTTTTGATATATTTTCCATTTGGTCAGTTGATGGATAATAGCCCAATAGATTAGTTAATTTATTTACAAGATCAGTCGTCGGAATATTATTTTCTTCCTTTTTCTTAATTGATTTTATTAGTAATTTACTATTTTGTTTAACATGATCCAAATAGTTATGTCTCGAAACGTTATATTTTTTCTCGAAATCTTTAATTTTATCGGTATATACACTTCTTGCATCATCAGAACAATCTCTGCATAGGGACAATATATCGAATGAATTATGTGATTTCCATTCCATCGGGAAATATTTTTTATATTCAGTTGGAACAGAGGCGAATTTTACAAGATTATTTGTTTCACCGCAGCAGTAGCACATATTTTTTCGTCTGACTTGTTTATTTTGAGCGTTGGAATCTGATTTAAAAACAGGGTCAAATAATAACTCCAATGAATTATCAGAAAGTTTATTAGCAATATTTTTTCTAAGATACCAATTAAATCTTGATCTTGAGCATATACCAATAAGTTTTTCCTTGTAGTATATCTCGCAGTTATCATAAATTATTTTTTTACTTTTGTTTCTACTTGTTTTATTATTATTATTATTTGGTTCTTTTTCTGATTCTGAGGATGCATCTGAATATGAATCTGAATCTGAATCAAAATTTGAATTAAATTCGGGATTGTTATTTAGACCAAAATCATAACTCATTTGCTTTATTGATATTATGAATATTATGAATATTATGAATCTAATAAACTAAAATAAATTATAACAAATTAAACAAGTTATAATTCAATTTTTTAAAATTATTCATACGAATACTGATTTGTATTTTTTTATGTAACACGATATATATTGATTAAACTTTTCGAACAATCACTTTCAATGTTGTATGCATATTTTTTTGATTGACGATAAATTTTTTCTAATTTTTTAATTTTGTCTCGTGTTATTTTATTAGGGGTCTTACTTTCTGATTTCGATATTATTATTTTATTGAATGTCATATCCGGATTCATTATCGGAACATCGTTATCATTACCATCATTTTTTATAATATAATCATAAACATTTACTTTATTGTAACTATCCTCTTGTATTCCATTGTTCTCATCGATAATACAAAAATATTTATCTTTATATATTGCGCATCCATAACAGTTTTTGGGTATGTTACAGTCTGCATGATAACCAGAATATATTGTATTAAATATTTTTTCATTTATATTTACAAATCGCAAATGTGATTCATATTCATAAACAACATCATAATTATCGTATTTTTCATAATAATCATTATCATCATTATCATTATGAAAATATTTCCGAAACGGTTCCGCTCTTCCTAAAATAACAGAAAATTCATTTGTTTCTTCATCAATATTTTCATAAATATAATTAAAAAAATTTCGTATATTATTCCATTTTTTCTTACAGGATCTCGAGAATATGAAATTATGTTTATCTACATCGTGAAAAATACACAAATCAATGAAACTTATAAAAAATTGTTCATTAAACTTCAGTTTATTATTTTCATCATTTGTCACATTGTATAATTCATATAATCGACCGTATCTTTTATTAGCTAAATTTTCATCTTCATTTGTGCTATCCACATAATCTGTCATTACTTGTAAATTAAATCCCGTTATATCTCCGTTGTCGTCAATTTCTAAGTTAGATATCGACGGACGACCATTGTAGTCACCACTAAAATACAATCCTTTTAATGTGTACTTGACATAATTCATCTTTGTATTACTTAATAAAATATCATATTATATTAAGTTAATTATTTTAAATGCGCAATTTTCAGTGAATAAAATGCGCAATTTTCAGTGAATAAATAAAATTAGTATCTGTTGTGACTTCTGTTGTTGTTTCTTGGAGTACTTGCGGCACCACTCTTGTGATAACCATTTTTCTCAGACAATTTAACAGCATTCACAAGTTGGTCGCAACGAGCAGTATCAGTCACGGGAGGCACTTGTAGGAACTTGAAGTAACCATCCCAATCAGTCACAGATGAAATTCCTTTGTATGTTTCTTTCATTTCAGTACGCAGATTTGCTGGAGCCAGACCACAATTGGAGTCCATGATTTCTGCTGAAAGTGTCTTTGCAACTTGACTGAATTTGACTTGATACATAATCAAGCTTCGGCTGACTTCACTTGCAGCAAAAACTTTCTTTGTACGCTGCGCATTGGCAGAAGCGTCGGTAATGTTAAGTAATTCTGGGTGTTTGGGTGGATTGTTGTAATTTCCGACAGCATACCAGAAAACATTGCGGGCATCAGTTTCAGCCAAGAAAACAGAACTGATGTCTTTCCAAGTAAACTTCTTGCTGACTGTCAAAAGAATCAGAAGTTCTCCAAGATTCGAAACAGTTTCCTTAGTACGTTTTTCTGGTTTTGTAATGAATTGGTTGAGTTCACGATCAGCATATTCGATCAATTTGTTGTCATCGGATGCATATTGTACCATGAGACGGTACAATGAAAAATATCCATCGACGAATTTGTCGTTTGCAGTAAGATTGTTTTTGTTATTCATAATTTCAACGACAAGTGTGTTCATAATTGATGAGCATACTTTGATGACGACTTCATGCATTGGTTTGTTTGCAAAGTTAATTACTTTACCGATTTCCTTAATACTTGCTTCAAATTGTCCTTTTGTACTTGCCCAATCAGATGATCTTGGCAAAATTGGAAGCCAATGTTCGAATGCTTTTTTGGTAGAACTTTGACGTGTACCATCTTTGAATGCACCCAAACTGAGGTATTCGCACGCTGATGAAAGCATACCAATACGTGGATTTTCAAGATGAATACCGTAACCGAGTAAGTCAGTTGGACCTTTGGCATCAGCCAATGATGATTTTTTGACATAACAGATGTAATGATCTCTAAGTGGATCATATTTTCTGCCAACATTCGGATTTTGGAGATTGTTCTTCTTGTAGTACTCTTCCAACTCCTCTTGTGAGTGTAACACCTTAGGATACCACGTTGATGGATCTAAACCATCGTGGCCGGTTTTGGCACATTTGAAATTTTTGGCACTTTGTCTGGTCGTTTCGATATCTTTGGGATTGGTCGAAAGCATACCGCTGACCATGAGCCCTTGCATTGTGACAAGAATTGTTGATACACTGTATGAAGGAGACCATCCACTGGCCACTTCATCTTTCCATTCCGTGTGGACATGTGCAAAGTTCCCGAAAATATTCAAACAGACAACCAATCTCCCATTTTGACTATAACTGGCTCCTCCAGTGTATTTAACATCATATAAAAAGAACGCAGATGGAGCTGAATTAGGGTAATCTTCATTGAATTCCAAATCAAAGCAAATCGGAACACCTGCATAAGGTGTATCTTCAACACCAAGTACCATCCCTCGCCACTTCATTAAGTCATCACCAATTGGCGCAGCATTCGCTCCAATAATTGGTTCCTTTCTCAACTGCTCTAAATCACGTTGTAATTGTTTGATCGCAGTTGCTAGAGGCATATTGATTTATAGTATATAGTCTTTCAAGTGATTAATATTTATTCATTTATATTTACTTTTCAACAGTATATTATATTAATCAATTTTTTCTTCATTTAGTTTTGTGTATATATCACCTATGCATATTTTAACTGGTTCATCATATTTTTTAATAGCATCTCTCAATTTAATTTCCCAATCATTTTTATCATTAAAAACATCGGGTTGATGAATTCGTATAATTGTGTAACCGTTTTTAATAGCACATGTATTTTTGTGTTCATCATATTCTTGGATCATATTAAGTGATCTATTATTCTTGTTCCAAAATTTAACTTCTTTAAAATGACCATCACCATCTAGTTCTATTAATATTTTGTATTCATCAATGCAAAAATCAAAAGGTAAATTCGCTTTTTTCTTACACCAATCAAATCTTTTTTCTTTTTCTATATTTATTTCATAATTTGTTATCAAAAAATTATATAATTTTTTTTCTGTTTTCCTTATTCTACATGTGCACCATTGTCCGTCAATGATATGTGCTGGTGTACTTATATAATTATTATTACATAATGGACAATCAAAAATAATTTTTTTTTCAGATTTTTTTACAATATATCGCGGTTTTTCTTCATTTAAAGTACTCCAATATATAACTTTTGGATGTGATGCAAAAGATCTTTCATAACATGTATTACAATCAATATTATCACACAATTTACAACTATTACAATAGGGACAAAATGAACCATTAACAATCGCTATTAATTTACTATCAAAAGTATGGCCACATGATAAACAATCAAATGAATATTTTTTGCCACTTTTTTTAAATACATTTCTAGCAGAAATATGATTTTTATTACTCCAATATTTAGATTTTTCGTGAGATGCGAATGATTTATTATAGCACATTTCGCATGAATTATTTTCACATATATAACTACTAGAACAGTATGTACACCAGTTGTTTGAAACAGTAACCGAATCAAGTGATGTACTAAACGTGTGTTTGCACGTCTCACAATCAAAAAAGTATTTTTGCCCGCTTTTTTTAAATACATTTCGTGGTATTACTTCATTTTTATTACTCCAAAATTTTGATTTATCACTCGATGCGAAAGAATTATTATAACATGGTATGCATTTATCATCATCACACAATTTCTGATGACTACAATATGGACATGATCCACAACCACTTATTACATGATTTAGTGATGTACTAAATTTATGTTCGCATACATTGCAATCAAAATAATATTTTTTACCACTACCCTTTAACACTTCTCTGGGTTTTTTATCATTCAACTTACTCCAGTATTCAGCTCGCGGATGACTTGCAAATGATTTTTGAAAGCATTTATCACATTTTTCATCAGTACATAATGATTGTGATGATACTAAACAATTATTCATATTTATTTTATTAAATAAATATATCGCTTTGTCCTTAAATTATATTATTCCCATTTTATTTGCCATTAAAAACATCGTAAAACTTTCTGGCAATCGCATCATACGAAAAATTTTCCTTAATAAACTCACTGTTTGACTTCGCGATATTATTCGCCTCATCTCGGTTATTAACAACGAACTGCATTAATTTACTCGCATGCTTTAAATCCGCTTTTCCCCATTTCATATTTCCAGTAAAATAATTATACAAACATCTCATTTCACCAGGGGGGCACTTAGTATGGTCCTCTAATTTATTATTTATGTCAGGATATATTTTGTTGCATGGATCGATATCAACCAAGGTATAATCCACGAATAAACCATTCTTCAAATAATCCACCTGTCCACCACATCCTGTTATAATTACCGATTTACCTAAATACGCTGTGTAACATGCTCCCAATCCGACACCTTCCGAATAACATAAACTAAGAAAACAATTACATCTATCATATAACTTGTGCATTCCGGTATCGTCTAAATGATCCATATTTACAACAACTTTCGGTGCATTTATTCCATATTTTTTTATTATATCATCAATTAATTCATTCAATAGTTCTCTTTTGTTATGAAATGTTTTTATATATAAAACTACTTTATCGTTCTTTGTAAATGTTGACAAATAACATTTAATCGTATCTTCTATCCTTTTTCGTAGGTTCCATTGTGATACGATTAAAAACATATAATCGTCATCATTAACTCTATCATCGAATTGATTTATTTGATTTGTTTGATTTGTTTGATCTATTTTTTCTATTAATTTAGTTGGTCTTGTTGATTCAATAACATGTTCTATTACGTGTATTTTTTTATCGGTAGCTTTTTCGGTGGCTAATTTGTTATATACTGATGGGACAATTATTTCATCGATATATGGTAAATTAACTATGAAAGATATCGGTAATGTGTCTGTTTCCCATGCAAATAATCCGTAAATTTTTGTTTTATTTGATATATATTTCTCATGTATTGCAGTCATTTTGAAGTGATCCGGCATGCAATGTATTATTACATAATCATATTTAATATCTTTTTTGTAACACTTAATTTGTACATTGAATTTATCATTTGTTTCAGCCATAACTAAATTTTCGACATAACAAAAATCATATGTAATATTAGCTCCATTAATGTATAATGCATACAAATAATCTAATCCAGCTATTGCATATCCCGATGTACCTAATACAGACATAAATTTAATATTCACATTTTTAAGTAAATCAGATCTTTTTTTAACATCGAAGTTATTTTGTATTAATTCATTTTGTCTTTCGATAATAAATTTTCCAATGTGAGATCTCTGTTTATGTTCTTCGGATGATTCTAATATTTTTCCTAACATATCATAATTTAATCGTCCGCTTGTAATTGCATCCCGACATGATTTTAATCCAGTTTCATCACATTCTCTAAATAATTTTTCCCTATATAGATCGTGAATTTTTTTACTTATTTGTGCTTCATTCGATTCGACTAAATTTTTTATTACAATTTCTGATGGTATTTTTCTGTAATGTTTATAGCCTGATATATCAACTTGTCTGTTCAAATATGTCAAATACAATTTATTAATTCGATCGTGTGATTCCTTATCTTTCCCAATTTCGTATTCTTTATGTTCATTACTATTCGAAACACCTTGTTCTAATTTTTCAAGTGTTATAACATCGGTGTTCAAATGGTTTTCAATGTGTTTAAGTTCATCGAATGATGCATTTCTACCCAAATAATTACGATAAATATTATTTATTTTAACATATGTTTCGTATACATTGTGTGGAAATCCAGTATCGTTACGGAGCTTATCTTGAGGAAATATTTCCAACGAATTATTTTTATTTGTTGTGTAAATAATTTGGACGAATCTTTTTATCATATTTTTCATATCATAATTTTCTTGTCCGTACTTGTATGCTTTTTCGGACATTATTCTACGTAATTTTTTGTTTATTACCAATTTTCTTATTGCAAAACTTATTGCATTAATTTCGGTGTTATTATCATTATCAATATCGTATTCATTAACTTTAATTTTTATTGTAAAATCATCCGGAAAAAATTTATACTGATCAACATCAGAGATAATACACGGTTTCCCTGCATATATTAATTTAACCATAATACCAGAACTCTCACCCATTGTTGGATATCTTAAGCAAATACCTATATCCATTTCTTCGATCAAACTATTAAATCTGTTAATATCTGTATTCGTTTCTATTGTAACATATTCTTCTAATTTTAATTCATTAACCAAAATATGTGGATCAAAATCGTTTTTATTATAATTTCCGACAAGATAAAGGTGTATTTTGGTTATTTTTTTATCAATTAGTTTCCCAATTGCGTATAATATTTTGTCGATTCTTCTATTTTTATTCATATTACCAAATACACCAATTTTAATCTTTTTATTTATTTCTGTTTTTTTTGATTTTTTTATTTGAGGTTTATAATTTATTGTTCCACCATGATGACCCATTGGTACATAAAATACATCGGTGTATTTATATTTTTTAAATATATTTGTATATGCCCATTTCGTGTGTGTTATAACTGCATGACTTCTATATATTAAATATTCATTGAATGTATAATTTTGTATATCATTACTTGTAATAATGCCACTGTTTTTAATTTTTTCATAACTATCATCAAATTTATTCCCAAATTCTAATATATTTTTGTAATAACCGTAGTCGTCAATGTTATTAAAGTAATACATCATATCACCAATCTTGAAATCATGTAAAATAACTATTCCGGGTATCATTAAGGCCATTTTCAAAATCGTTCCGTGATACTTGTAATTATTTCCAATGTTGTAAATTATAAAATCATATTTGTCCTTGTTTGTATACAAGATAGTTAACGGAAATACAGAAATTTGTTGGTCGAGATTGGTTATTTTTCCTGTTATTTTATCAATTAATTTTTCATCGTAATATATATCAATATTCATATATTTCACCATATTAACCACAACATCTTCGGAATAATCGGCTATACCTGAATTAATGGGTGGAAACGGAGAAACATATGCAATATTTTTTCTAATTATTTTATTTTCTGTCTCTTCCATATCTTTTTCCATTTACAACTAGTATCATAAGATTATATAATATTTAAATTATTTAACTACGTGATATTATTTATGTTTTATAGAAAAGTATTTAATTTATATGAATAAACCTAATATTTATTTTCTTCCAATGTTTTATGTACACAAAAATACAGTATTGCTAAAAGAAATAAAACGGCAAAATGACAGACTTTGATAAAATATTATTACCTGATAACTATTATTGGATAAACTGTAATCAAATAATCACAAAGAAAATAAAGTTACTTAATAATAATTATAATTTCGACATGTACGAAATTGCTAAACGTATAAATCCATCGTTTCATAATACTAATTTTTTTTTCTGTTATGGAGATGACACGACACAAATTAATGATGTTAATTTCTGTAAAGCGCGACGTATTGGTGATGATAAAAAAATATGTCTTTATCTCAATACTTACAGACATTTCAATCATGAAAACTTATCCATCGCACGTGATGATGATATTCTGTTTGAACATAAAATATCGAAAGCAATATGGAGAGGTGCAACAACCAGATGTAACTCTCGTTTTGATCTTGTTAATTTATGGGGTGAAAATAATAAATATATTGATGTCGGATTTAGTCAAATTGATCCTGAATTTAATTCAAAATATGAATTAAAAAAAATGTTATCAGTTGACGAAATGGTTAAATATAAATATCTAATTGTTCTTGAAGGAAATGATGTAGCCTCTTCTTTTGTTTGGTCTTTTCTAACAAATTCTATAGTAATAATGCCTAAACCTAAATATGAGATGATTACAAAACAAGGACAAGTAATTGGAGGATTTCATTATATTCAAATTAAGGATGATACAAGTGATCTCGAAGAAAAAATTATTTGGTGTGAATCTCATGTTGAAGAATGCAAACAAATTATTGAAAATAAAAAGAAATTCATAAATTGTTTACTGAGTAATGATTTATATGAAATGAGTGCAAAACTTATTGAAAATAATATTGTTCCGTATATTGATAAATATGGTTTGACTATTTCTATTTTTTATAAAATATTATTAAACAGATATATTGAAGACACTTTTCCTACTAATTATCAACCAATTCCATCATCTTTGTTTTATAGTATTAAAAATTCGAATGAATTCAAAAACAAAAAACAAAATAATGCATCCACTGAAACAAATATATATGAATTCCATAGTGGCATAATTTCAATCCAAAAAGATAGTGAAATACCAAATGAAATAAAAACTCAATGCGGATTTAGTATACATCCAGATAAAAATACTATTCTAATCGATGTAAACAAAATTGTATCAAATTATAATGAAGACTATTCGGAATCATTTACTGAAATAATAAAAATGTGTCAATCTGCAAAAATAAAACCAACCGGAATATTCACAATTAATAACACATTCTATGTATTCGATTACGTATATGACAACAATATTAAAACAATAGATATCTACCAAATACTCAAAAATGAATACATTAATTATTCATCAAATAATTATAATAAAAAATATAATAAACATATTTACAAATCCGAACAATTTAATATTAAAAATATAGATATTGTAGGAAATAAAATTTTTGTTTTTAAATCTAATGATGACTTCTATGTAATTACAATGTAATAATATACATATATGCTCCCGTTATAATATAATATTAGTTATTAATATTATAAACATGAAAATAGCTATCGTTGGAGGGGGTTTTGTTGGTATAGCAACAGCAAGTCTTTGTTCAGAAAATATAGAAGTTATTATTTATGATATTGATAGAAAAAAATGTTCACCACCAGATATACAATTAGAAGATTTACTAAAAAATGATGTCGATATTATTTTCATATGTTTACCTACACCATATGATCCTGTTAGCGGTGTTTGTATTACTTCGATAATTGAAGATTTTATTAAAAGTATTTGTGATAAACAACCAACAATTACTAATAAAATTGTTATTAGATCAACAATTCCCCCAACACTTTGTGATAAATATAATGTCAGTCATATGCCAGAATTTTTAACAGAAAGTAATCCAATTGGAACATTTAAACAAACTAATTTATGGGTCATCGGTATTAATAATAATGATGAATTAAAAAATAAATTAATTATGTTACTCAATTATGCGTACACGAATGATGTTATTAATTCAAACAAAATACAATTCTGTAATACTAAAGAAAGTTCATTGATCAAATTAGCAAGAAACTCATTTTTAGCTATGAAAGTCAGTTTTTTTAATGAAATATATGACATCGTAGAAGGCTATGAGGTCGATTATGACACTGTTAGATACGGTATTTGTGGAGATATCAGAATAGGTGATTCACATTCTAAGGTACCTGGTCCTGATGGATTCCGAGGCTGGGGTGGCATCTGTTTAGGGAAAGACCTTAACTCTGGAATCATAACGGCAGAAAATGTTGGTGTTGATCCAATAATGTTAAAAGCAATCAGGGGCAGGAATATACAGGATAGACCAATTGATGCCGAAAAAATAGACCATGTTATTGGGCGATCTGTTTTACCGGAAATAAATAAAAATAAATAAATACTAAGACATCGTAATTTCTCCGTCAGAACCTAATCTAAATTTCACCTTTGGCAGTCTTGTCGTCTTTGATGCTGACGAAAATGAATAAAATATCATTTTTCCATCATCACGTATGAGCATTTTATCCGAAACGAGAGCTTTACTTGCCATTTTATTAAATTTTATAAGACACCAAGCATTATAAAATGGTACACAGTTAATACATCCCTCCTTCATGAGATTTGTTGACAATTCACGAAGATCAGGAAACAGAGAACCAAGAAGAAAACTCACCAAAAAAAGAATAAAGCCGATGATGATACGTGGCAATCCGATAGATATTCCACCAAACGGAAATGCTGCCATGATGTCATAGGCATTGTAATAATACGTACGACCTTCAATAAAACCCATTGGAGTAATGAACCCGTTAAATTTGTTTGAGAACGGAACCATTTTTAACTAAAAAGCTACGTGATAAATTCACTTACAATTTAAAGCCTGAAAAATACGTGTGTATTTATAAAAACTACGTGTGTATTTATAAAAAATACGTGTGTATTTATAAAAAATACGTGTGTATTTATATAATTATATTGTCTGTAATAAAGAAATGAGTAATCATTATAATTATTCAATTTTTCATTATAATATATCATAAATTTACTCATCTTGTGTAAAATATTCTCCAATACTCATATTCATAATTTTTTTATGTTTAGTTTCATCGATGGTAAGAGTTGGAAAAAAATTTATTTTTTTAATTGTATTAATAGTTTTATACCGGTCAACATTGTAGCCCAAATATATTAATCGTTTCTCGGTCGTTTCAATAATGTCATCTGTTTTAGTCATGACCCAACTGTGATGACGCCATAATTTATCGTCTGATAATGCATATCCTGAGAACAATTTCAATGATGAATCTGTTGTACAGAGTTTTATTGAATTATCATGACACATAGATCGTTCCATTTGTTTTATCTGATAATTAGAATTGGGAATCATAATAGTATTTATATTTAATAAATCATCGACATCAAATGGATCAGCAACAAGGTGTGTTCCTGGAAACATTTCATCCAAGCACGATTGAAAATTGTCGTGTACTTTATTCCACCAGGGACGATTCTTTAAAAATGTAATACGGTCATTATCCAATAAAGGAATAGATGTGTTATCAAGAATTTTTGTGATTTCTTTCTTGTCAAAATTATAAAAATTAGCGAAATCAAACCTATCCATCTTGTAATGTATATAATACCATGTAATTAAAATATACAGTTAAAAATTTAATATTCAATATTATCATATTAATTAATTATTTCTTTTTGTGTTCATCTACAAGTTTATTAACACATTCCTCTAATTGTTTTATTCCTTCTGGTGTTCTTATAGTGACACTTATTTCTATCGGATTTGACACTCTGGTAGTTCTGACGATACCAATTGCATATATACCATTTTCATTGACAATATGTCCAGTTGTATTTATAGAATGTCTTGGATAATTTGTTTGAAAATCAATCCTTTTATCAACTAAAAGATCACCTGTTATTTCAAAATCACGTTCGGAAAAATCAATCGAAAACATTAGATGGCATATGTGAATGCATAAATTACTATATTCGTATGTAACCGTTTCCATCTTTTTATATTATATATTTATTCGATATCATATAATTATTCGTTATGATAACATAAATATTTTTCAATATTATTAAAAATAAATAAAATTATAGTTTGCCAGGAATACCTCTACACGGTCTGTTTGCAGTCATTTTGAATTCCACTCCATCAGGAACCTTAATGTGGTCATTAGGTATAGAGACATATAAGTTATCACGCGGATTAACTACATACTTCGTTCCAAAAAATCCAAACACTTCGTGATTGCGTCCCTCGAAAACATCTTCCAGTGTAAAATTGGCTCCAGGACAAGCATCATCCTTGATAACAAAAATGTCATCAGGGATGTAAGTTTTGGGCCATTTCACTTCGAAGTTTCTTGTAAACCTTGCCCACATTTGTTCACGGTATTTTTCATGAAATTGACTCATGACATTGTTGTAACAAGTGTTCTTTTCCTCTTGAGACATTGTTTTGTTTGATTTGTATGCTTCTTAAGTGGTTGTTAAACTAAGGATTTTATCTAGTGATAAAGAATATGATTATAACCAGAACTATTTACATCATACAGTTATTTAATTTTATCAATTTTTTATTAATAGCTCGTGATGATGTCATTGTAGTAACTAAAGCACTTGATTTTTTTGATTCCGTATTTGTCTATTATTCCCTGACACATATTGCAAGGCTTTACATTATCATTTGGTGTTATTCTTACTAAAATTAGTTTACATTTTGTGATATTCTTTTTATTATAACAATTGATTATACAATCCTGTTCTGCGTGAATTGAATATTTACAAGCCTCATAAAAGACAATACTTGCTTAAAGTACCGATGTTTCCAGAGTGCTTGTTGTGACCTCTAGCAATAATTTTGTTACGATTAACGAGAACGGCTCCGTATTTTGAAGAAACGGGACTTTTCTGAGCTTCCAACAATGCTTGTTCAATAAAGTAGTGCAACATAAACTTTGATATAATTTAGTATATATTAATATATATTAAATGTATTATATTGGATATTACTGGAATTTTGTAATATATTTATAAATTCAATTATTTCGTTTGATTTATTCAATACAAATATAGACCGAAAAGGCATAAATAAATGGATTAATCATATTAATAAAATAAATGGAAATAAAAATAAATGGAAAAAAATCCGGGACTATTTTGGTATCTGAAGAGGATTTTTCGGATTTGTCTAAATATAAATGGCATATCAATACCGCAGGATATGCATACAAAATTAATGATGGAAAAAACCAATTAATGCATAGATATATTATGAAACCATCTGATGATATGGTTGTTGATCACAAAAATGGAAATAGATTAGATAATAGACAAAAAAATTTAAGTATATGTACGACGCAAAAAAACTGTGAAAATAAAAAAATATCTAAATCAAAAACAAGTAGTAAATATTTAGGAGTATTTTATAATAAAAATAACAAAAAATATCATGTCACATGTACTCATGATAAAAAAACATATAGTCTTGGCTATTATAATGATGAAAATACTGCCGCAAAAATTAGAGATATATATATTGTTCAAAATAATTTGGATCACATGGTATTGAATTTTCCTGATAAAAAAGAAGAATATTTAAAAAGTGATACTGTTGAGTCGAACAAAAAGAAAGTAAATAAATTGGGTTACTATGGTATAACATATAACAAAAGAGATAAGAAATACATAACTAGTATTAAAATTAAAGATAAAAAGACTTACATATCAAGTTCAAATACAATAACTGAAGCAGCCAAAACACATGATAAATATATTGTTAATAATAATATTCCAGGAAGAAAATTAAATTTTCCTATGGATTATCCTAATTATGATCCAAAAAAATGTGTCATCAAAACATTTTACAAAGAAATAGATGATAAAACAATAGTATTGAATAATGACATAATAATTGATAAAGAAGATTATGATAAAATTAAATATTATGTAATTTTTAAATCAAGTGCTAATTATCCTACATTTAAATTAAATGATAAGACGACGAATCTTAGCCGTCATTTACTCAACATAAATGATCCAAAAATATATGTGGATCACATTGATAGCAATACCTTGAATAATTGTAAATCGAATTTACGCCTATCCAATGCAATATTGAATGCTCAAAATAAAAGCAGTAGAAAAGATTCATCATCTAAGTATGTAGGAATTGCTAAATATAAAGGTGTTTACAATTGCGGAATAAAAAAAGATGGTAAAACTTTATTTACTGCATATAATAAGGAAGAAAATGTAGTTACAAAATTACGCGATGTATATATAATGAAATATTTAAAAGATGACCATTATAAATTAAATTTAGAATGGACCCACGAAGATAAAGAATTATGGATAAAAAAATTAGATGAATATATCGCCGAAGATCATACCGTTGTCATTAAATTATTTAATGAAAAATATGACGAATTAAAAAAATGGATTCAAGAACACAATATAATGCCAAAATTAAATTCTCAAGATAATACGGAACGACATTTAGCAGAGTGGTGTCACAATAAAAGAGTTTTAAAAAAAAATACTAAATTAAAAAAAGAAGAAATCGAACAATTAGAAAAAATTCCTGGATGGTATTGGGATAATTCTGAATTACAAAATAAATTTTTTGATAATAGAGTGGATGAATTAACAAAATGGGTTCAGGAAAATAATAAATTACCAAAAAGTAATTCTAAAAATAAAGATGACATTGAATATAAATTAGGTAATTGGTGTCATCATATTAGAAAAAATAAAAAGGCAGGAAAATTATCGGACAATGAAATATATAAATTAGAACAGGTATCTAATTGGTATTGGAGTAGATTTGAAAATGAATAATAATTGTCAGTATAAATAATCAGTGTATGGATTCGATGTATTAGAAGTCTCACGGAACGGCGCAAAGGATGGTGGGAAGCATCGCACACCACCTAGGACTGTGGCCATGCATGATGGATAAAACCAAAAATTCTCTATATGTTTCCCTTTTGTGTTCTTATATTTGATCCTTTGTGATTCGATAAATAGGACTATTAATACAGCGACGAATATTATAATTAAAATTATCGTTAACATCTTATATATTATATATTGATATATATCACATACATAAATTATAAATTAAATTACAAATATTATTAAACACTATTAACTTGTTCAAATAATGGATGCGGTAATAGTGATTTAAACCATCGAACATTTTCATTTTCTTCATATGGATAACACCGCATTCCATTAAACGCATCACTCACACAATTCGTATAGTAAAAGTGCTCTACCTGTTGATTATTACTGCAATTCATACACCCTCCTCTTCGTGCAACACTTACCAAAATTATCAATACAGCGGCGAGTATTATTAACAAAATTATTGCTAACATCTTATATATATTGTATATTAATATATATCAATGACACATAAAATATAAAATAAATTAAGCTAAATCAGATATGGTATATTTGTGAGTGTCGTAATAGTAATATGGATAGCATCTAGTTACATTGCCAAATCCATTTATGCAATTAGGATAATAAAAATGTTCTGCCATTTTATTATTTACGTAGTTCATATAATTAGCCTTTCGTAATACATTTAATAAAATAATCAATACAGTAGCGAATACTACTAATAAAATTAATGTTAGCATCTTATATATTGTATATTGATATATATGATACAAATATAAAATATAAAATTGACGTTAAATCGACAAATTTAAAGGATACTTTAATAATAAGTAATAACACAAACAAATAAAACAATTATGGAAATCAAATCAAGTGGAAAAAAAGAAAGTATTATTTTAGTTTCACCCGAGGATTATGAAGAATTATCTAAGTTTAAATGGTTCATCAATAATGGAGGTTATGCTCATGGAAACTGTGATGGCAAAATGTATAAAATGCATAGATTTATTATGAAACCTTCTGATAATTATGTTGTAGATCATATAAATGGAAATAAATTAGATAATAGAAAGATAAATTTAAGAATAACATCCACTCAAAAAAATAATGAAAATAAAAGAAAAATACAATCAAAATTACCGAGTAGCGACTATTTAGGTGTTTGCAAAATAAAAAATAATAATAAATATCATGCTGTGTGTAAATATGATGGAAAAACGTATAATTTAGGTAATTACAATGACGAAAAAACTGCAGCAGAAATGCGTGATACATACATAGTTCAAAATAAATTAGATCATATGACATTAAATTTTCCTGATAAAAAAGAAAAATATTTAAAAAGCGACGTAATTAAACCATCCAAAAAACAAGAAAATAAATGCGGTTATTATGGTATAACATATAATAAAAAAAATAATAAATATACAACCAAAATCAAAATTAATAAAAAAACGATACACATCGCAACTTCGAATACAATGATTGAAGCGGCTAAAGCGTATGATAAATATATTGTTGATAATAATATACCAAGAAAGGAATTAAATTTTGTTGAAGATCATCCAAATTATAACCCGAATTGTGTTATAAAAACCAATTGTATAGAAATAAATGATAAGTCAGTGGATATAGGTAATGATGTAATAATTGACAAAGAAAATTATGATAAAATTAAATATCATACTGTGTGTACAGGATCTCGTTATCCAAAAATTCTAATAAACAATAAAACTATAATTCTAAGTAGATATATATTAAATGTATATAAAGGAAGTTCTAAAATATTTGTTGACCATATCGATGGAAATCCTAAAAATAATTCGGCTGTTAATTTAAGATTAAGCGATTGTAAGAAAAATGCTCAAAATAAGCTCAAGACGAAGAATAAATTATCATCATCGAACTTTGTGGGAATAGATAAACATAAAGGTATATATCATTGCGGTATTACAAAAAATGGTAAAACACTATTTAACGCATATAACAAAGATGAAAATGTAGTTACTAGATTGCGTGATATGTACATAATTAAATATTTAAAAGATGATCATTATAAATTAAATTTAGAATGGACAGAACATGATAAAAAAAAGTGGGAATATACATTAGATGATTATTTAGCCGAAAATCATACTAAAAATATTAAATCTTTTGATGAACATTACAATGATTTAAAAGAATGGGTCGAAAAATACAATAAAATACCAAGTAAAAAACCTGTTACTGATGTACTCGAACGAAAACTTGGCGACTGGTGTCAACGAAAAAGAAATCAACATAAAAATGGAACTATAGCTGATAATGAAAAAAACTTATTAGAACAAATATCTTTTTGGTATTGGAATAAAAATGATGACAATAGTTGTCATAATATATTTTTTAATGCAAGACTTAACGAATTAAAGAATTGGGTTGGAGAACATAATAAATTACCTAGAATTAAAACGACAGATCTTATTGAAAAAAAACTTGGTGGTTGGTGTAGTGGGCAACGGAAACAAAAACAGATTAATAAATTATCAGAAAGTGAGATTGATAAGTTAGAACAAGTTCCTCATTGGTATTGGAGTAGATTTTGATGATTAGTCATTGTTTTAGATTACGTTACCAATAGTAAACATAAGGAAAAAGATTTTGATAGTATTGACGGTACGGATAGTAGTAGAAGGGGGCACTTCTTACTACATTTCCAGGACCAACTACATCATTGGGATAGTACCAGAACCCTTCAACCGTATTACCATTTCCGTACATCATCCCTTTATTCATGTTCGCATATATAACTAATAGCACCGCAGCTAATATTATTAACAATATTATTGTTAGCATTTCTATATAAATATATTTAACATTATATTTTTATTTCATACAATTTATAAAAAAATTTAAACAAGTTTGAATTCTTTGACTGCATCATGGAACTTATCACTTGGTGGCAAGACAACAACCGTTAAGCTATTATCTGCAATTTTCGTCGTGTTACCTGTATCGATAAAATGTTTCGCTTCCGGAATTTCTTTAATAATTTTTCTGAGTTGTTCCTCTGATGCTTTCAATACAACGGTAGTGGGGTTATAAGACCACTTCATATAAGTCATATATAATTCTGAAACTGGATGGTTTTCATAACCAGATCTGACAATTTCGTCCGTAATAATCCTGGTTGCATGAGAAATTTGGCTTGCGATCTTTCCTTTTTCCATATGCAAATCGTTGTTGATAACAAAATACATTACAAATTCATTTTTATTTGACATGATTATCTAAAATATATTTAACAAACAGTAATTTAATTAATTGTCTTTTATTAATTGGTTAAACAACTAATTAATATAATCAATTTTTTTATTAATTTTTTACATGTTTAATTAAACGATTTACCACAACCACATCCACCCTTTTTATTAGGATTATTAAATACAAGTCCCGATGTCATATTATTTTCTGATACATCTATTTTCGTTCCTGCAAGATATAATAAAGAATGTGAATCAATATAAAAATTTTGTTTAATATTTGTATTTATATTTGTATTTATATTTGTATTTATATTTGTAAGTGTATCGATGGTGATAACTTCATCAAATTTATTTATTTTATTTGTAAAATTAAAATCATAAACAAATCCATTGCAACCTCCACTCTTGACACTGAGTAACAATTTATCATTCGGATTAGTATTTTTTCCTAAGATATTACTAATAAAATATTTCGCGGAACTCGATAATGTAACAAGTTGCTTGCCGGCTAAACTCATTTGTATATAATATAATATACATAATGTTTTATATCATATTTTATACTATATTTTCTACGGACTTGGGGTGACAAGGCTACCATTTAATGACAATGGGACCAAAAAATAAATACCTTCTATAAATCTTTAGTCTATTTATTTCAGGATCATTTTTAAGCATATCATAGCACGTATCCAATGAATACTTATAATTATTTCCATCATGTTCACCAACAGAAGATTCATCGTCACCCATTGTCGCTGTAATATATCCACGAAACCATCCCATAATTCTTTTATTAATTACTACACTATTGAATCCCTTTTCACCTGCGTGTACTATCCTTTTTTTAATTGATGAATGCATTGATTTACACATTAAATCGATTTCTTTTTCTCTTCTCTTTTTTCCTTCGACTGTTGTTGATTGTAAGGAACTTATAAAGTCTTTATTGAATGTTTTTTCCATATTACTTTATTTAATTTTAATTGACCAATATCATGATAGTATTTAATGTAATAATTATTAACTTCAATTTTTATAAACATTAAAAAAATATAATGTTTTGTAATAAAAAAATAGATTATTCGATTTCAATCATTTTAGTTTGTTTTTCGATCTTTGTTTTCCCATTTTGTTTGGTATCAATTTCGATTTCTTCAAGTTCAATCACAATAGATTGTTCACCTTTGAGAACTTTGTTCATATCGTTTTCTTTAAGAGCGAAAGTTGTATTCCTAATATTACTTTGAGCGAGGCAAATAATTGATGCAATATGATGACTACTGACTTTGAATTGAACTCCGGGGAGAAAAATTAACTCGTTGTCCACTGGATTAACTGAGTATTTACTAATCTTTCTACCTGTTTTACTTTTAATGACGAAGACCATACCACGTTTGTTATTAATGAGTTCTGTTGCACTTGAGTATTCAGTTGAACCCATACTGAATGTATTCCAACTAATTACATTTCCTACTGCATAGTTTACAGGATCAAATTGCATGTCAACTGCTCTGTAGACTTCACCTTCATGTGGAGGCATAACATCGATTGCTTGATACAAAGATCCGATGAATGGTTTCCAAATATCAGCTTCTTTACTGTTCCAGTTGTTAATAACTTTATTGACTTGTTGGAAAATTGCAAAATTACCGGTATAGAGATTCAGGGCAATAATATGACGAGGTTGCAGTCTTTGACCATTCGGTAAAACATCACCTTCTGATGCAAGAATTTTAACGAGGTTTACTTTGCTTTCCCACAAAATATGTTCTAGTTGATGCTTGTTATCAGTGTGTTGACCATTATGATTGTTGTTGTTATCAAAAACTTTATTATTCTTTAGCCTATCAATGAAACCCAACAATGATTGTTCGATTTTACCTTCGCTTCTCAATGAACTGAGAACATTGTCTTTGACTTTCATCATAAAACCATCACTCATTTTGACAAGTTGGTTATTCATATTGGATGCTTGATCTGAACCAGTAATCAATAGTTGTGGTGCTCCTGCCGAAAGATTTGTAAGCATTTTATTTTGTACATTTGATTTTGCAACAGTATTAACCCTTGAAAGCATCAGTGCAGTTTGTTCATTCAATGGTTGTGATGTTTCCGTAAGGAGATTGTGATTTGAGTTTAGGAATTGCATCCAAAACATTGGACTGACTCCGTAATCATCACCTTTAGTGACATCAGCGTTCATTCTCATGAGTGCTGTTGCCAATTGGTTGTTGCCGTTCAACAAAGCTTTTGTCAACAGAGTTTCGCCTTGTCCGAAATCAATTCCTGTAATTTCATTGTATTCATAAGTACCGAGTGATTGACCGTATTTCACAAGGATTTGTGAACATGCTTCTCTGAGCGGCGCTGAATCTATGTAAAGAATTTTTTCAAGGGAAACAGCCAATTTGTTTGTGAAAAACTCTTCGAAAATTGCTTCATTTCCATTAATTTTCGAATAATATTTTGGTGTACGTCCTTCATCGTTAGCTTCATCCAGTAGTTCAATACATTCAGGAATTGACAATAGGTATCTAACAGTATTAATATGACCTTGTTTAATAGCAATATGGAGAACATTATTGCTTCCGACGAGTGTTTTGGCTTTGATATCTGCTCCTAATTCGTAAAGTGCTTTGAGAGATGCTGTTCTTCCATAAAATGCTGCCAAATGAATTGGAGTTGCTCCAGCAATAATTTGATTGTCATTGGCTGTTCTATATTCTAGATCATTATCGAAAGAACCAAATTTGTGACAGACTTTCATTGTCTCTACTTTATCGAGTTCAGTGCACGCAAAAATAGGACAGAAACCATCAATTTCGGCATATTGTGTTAGAATTTTTCTCAATTCATCTTCAGTCTTGTATGTTTTCAAAAACATTTCAAGAATTTTAACTTGCCCGGTTCTGCAGGCGATGAGAACAGGATTGTCACGCTCTTTGTTGTAAACATTGAGACTGGCACCCGCTTCGAGCAAAATTTCTACAATAGTTGTGTTACCTTTTTGGCAAGCTGTTACAAGAGGACCATCTCCTTTGAAGTTACCGATGTTTGGATCTGCTCCGTTGAAAATAAGTTCACTAACGATATCAATGTGTTTGTTGCAGCTTGCAATCCATAAGCATGTAGTACCCTTGTTATTCTGGAAGTTGATCATATTTTTACTGTATTTCATTAGAGTTGTAAACATTGTTTGCTGTCCTTTTTCACACGCAATAAATAGTGGCCACGTGATCTCCTTAGTGTGATCAGTTTCATCTTCAATATCAATAACTTCATTTGGATCCATTTTATTGGAACTCATGAGAAGATCAACAATTCTGACATGTTCTGAAGTTGGTTTTGCGAAAATGTGAACGAATGGTTTGAAAGAAATTGTTTCGACTGTATCTATTTTTTCAGCAACAATGTCGTAAATACCTTTGCTGATGGCTGTTTCGATGCTAATATCTTTTTGACTGTTGACACTCAACCACGTAATTGCTTCATTAACAGGACAGTCATCCATCATATCATCCGTGATCATAGCCATATTGTTTTTGACTAAGTAACGAGCTACGCGGAAACATTTGTTGGACAGAGTCGATCTGAACATAGTTTGTGGATCTTTGTATGATTTTGCACCATGTTTTACGAGGAGGTCAACGGTATCGGAATAACCATGCAGAATGGCCATGTCGAGTGCAGTGTAACCGTCTTTATTTGTTTCGTTGATATTCATTTGGTTCAATGAAAGGAGCTTCTCGACAACTTTGTATCTTCCAATACTGCTCGCCACAATAAGTGGGTTAGAGCGTGTGGGATTTTTGTATGAATCGCTTGAAAAGTTTACCCCCGAATTAACTTGTTCGTCAATCCATTCGATAACTTTTGGCGTTTTATATGAACCAAAAACATCATACATTCCTTTTGCCTTTGCTATATCTTTATCAGATTTTGCTCCATATTTCTCGAGAAGTTTTGAAGTACTCGTACGACCACATAATTTGGCCATATCGAGTGCTGTAAAACCATCTTTGTTAGTTTCATTAATAGGAATTTCGTTTAAGGAAAGTATTTTTTCAACAACTTTGTATTTTCCGACTGAACTTGCTACAATCAATGGGTTCTTACTTTTATCTGAATCATCATAAAAATTACCAGAATTAACTTTATCATTAATCAGTTCGATTATTTTGCTTGTTTTATATGTTTTCTTTGTCTTATTTGAATTAATTTTTTTATAAAATCCAAACATATCATAAAATTCCTTGGTTTTTGTTTTGTCTTTGTATGACGATCTACAACGACGAGTTTTACACTTATTGTAAACATCCCATGGTTTTTTATACATAGGAGTCACACCAGCATTAGACACTCCTTGAATGAAATACGATGATTGGTATGCGGACCCTTGCTTATTCCCAATACCTAAACTGTTCGCATCGATTCCGGAAGACTTGGTGGCAAATTTACCCTCAAATTTCATATCAGTAAGTTTCTGTTGGTTGATTACACCACCAGTTTTAAAAGTATTAATCAATTCGATAAGTTTTTCAAGTCGGTTAATACTCGGAGAATCACTTTTAAGTCTCACAATAATTGATTTACTGCGACGTTCCAGTAGATCACAGTGAATTTGTTTATCAATGGAAATACCTTTGGAAGAATCGGTATCCTTTGACAAGACCATAAGTTCGGAAGCTATTTCATCGATGAGATAAGAATACCATGAATTTTCCAGTTCATCTGCTTCTTCCAAACTAACCGGTTCGACGGAATCAACTTTGATAGTAAATTCCTCTTCACCATTAACACTGATTTTGTACATCATATCTTTTTTCTCAACAGGATTCATATGCTTCGTCAAATTAATCCAATACTTACCGTTTTCACCTGAAATGATAGGGGCAGAAGAGTCTGTTGTTTTGATTTCGAGGGGAATGACTGATGCCTTCATAACAACATCCAAGATACTGTTAATCTTGCTCGACAAACTATCAAAATCTTCTGTTGGATCCGCGAATCTGTATGCACCTTCGGATGTACCGATCATACGAATGTCATTGAGTAATTTAGAATCATGATTTTGTCCAAATCCGATGGTATGAACAGTAAAATCTTTGCTCGTGATGGCTTTAATTTCATTTTTGAATGGTTGAACTGCTTGATGTGCAGACCCGTCTTGTCCATCTGTCATGAGAACAATAATAATGGAACTAATTAATGGATCATCCTTGTATGTCTTGCAAACATTACCGATTTCTGTAAATGCTGACCGGAATACAGTACCTCCCATATTTTGACTGAATGTATCAACGATATTACAATAATATTGTTCTGATTGATTCCGATCGATGAATACTGTACTTGCCTTGTCGTCATACGGAACAATATTTGTAATAAGATGAGGATTTTTGTATGTCATGTCAATAACTCTTTTGAGTGAGTATTGAACTTGTTTGATCGGGGAATTACTCATACTACCACTCTTATCGATAGCCACGATCAACAATGTTTTGAATTGTTTAATGTTCGGATTTTGAATGGTAAGACGTCCGATAGTTGATTGAACTGCACCGTGCTTGTTGTTACTATTCGGCATATATCTAATTTTTGCTTCCCATCCATTAGATACAAGGATAGCATTTTGTTCATGTTTTTTCTTAGTAAATTTAATATTCTCTTTGTTTTTAATGGACTCCAAAATATAAGCCAAATTGATTTGTTTTTTAGCACCGACAGGATCAAAGTTTGTCAGATCACCATTACACAGAGGGCATTTCGTTGCATGATTCTCTTTAATGGTGATTACTGTACCGCGACTAATTGCGCATCCGCAACATGGCATAACAATAGGATCTTCAATTAGATCTAGTGTGATAGGATCTTGCAAATCGTCATAATTAATCTCGCCAATTTCAGAATCACTATTGGAATCAGAATCTGTATCGATTTTATCATCGATTTTGCTATCCTTATCATCGACTTCGTACCCATCGGGTCGAGCAATATGAGGAATATCGTGAATATCGGGAATAGTCATTCTAGGCTGAAATACGGTACTTTTAACGGGTAATAATATACGTCTCGGGGTTTATTTTTACGATACTTCATGCAGTTTATTCCTTCAATTTTTTTATATAAATAAATAAATAAATAAAAAAATAGGGGTATTACTTTTGGAAAGCTTTCATCATATTATCATTTGATAATTTAAGTTTTTTGTTCTCCTGGACTAAATCATTATTTTCATTTCTGAGTAATACATTCACTGTATGCAAATCCGATATCTTAATAATATTTTCATCATTCTCATCACGTAATCTTTTGTTATTTTTTTTAAGGATAACTATTTCACTTCTATAACCTTCGGCTTGATCAGTCAGGATGCTACGTTGCTCATCACATTGTTTATTTTTATCTTCTAAATTTCTAATCTTAGCATGTAAATCATTATTGGCAGTTACAAACGGATTTTTGTGATCACTGAATAACAAAATAATTTCTTTATTTTGTGATTTGATTGCAAGATCCCATGGTGTTTTCCCAGTACGATTTTTATGGTTGACATTCATATCTACTTCAAGAAGAAATTTTATAATTTGCACATTTTCAGAGAGAACGGCAGCATGTAATAAATTATTTCCACTATAATCCCTGAAATCATGTAGTTTCATTGGATCGTTTGTATAATTATAAAATGATCTCAATTGCGCAAGATTACCATTAGCTACATCTCTGAATGCATCCTCGTAATTGGAATACGAATGTGGTTTATATCCATTCCCAGAATTATATGTTGTGCTGGGATTGGTAGGATTTTGATTGGTATCTGAAAAAATAGTAAATATCCGACTCATTGTTGTTTGTTGTGTGATTATTTATTGTTTTACTATTATTATTCAGGTAAATAACGAACCAATTTAAATTTCAATTATTTTATAACATAATTATCTTTGATATTGTTTATATATACATATTTTCAGGTATGTTCTTATCAAAATATACCGACTGAAAATTTTCATGTGCAACCAAATTAATATATACATTATTAGTTATATTGTTTTGTTGTTTACCAATATTGTTTATTGTTCCATTATTTATTGATACATTATTTTTAATTTGTTCTTTTAAATCACTAATTTGTTGCGCAAATTCTTTTTTCTGTTGTAAGTTTTCTATTTTTAATGCATTTATTTCATTTAATAATTTTTGATACATATTTTCTTTTTCATTTATATCATTCATTTTCACACTACATCTATTATTCAAATGCCTGTTTAGTGATGACACTTGTGAAAATGTTTTATTACAATAGTTGCATTGTTTATCATTATTTTGATTATTTAGCTCATTTTTTTTATTAATTAAATCATCCGGTACACATTCGGTATTTATCGGTGCGGTAGTACAGGAAAATTTTCTTATCAAATGATGTTCATAATTATATTTTTTTGTGAAAATTTTGTGACACTTATTACATTTATATTCAACCATATTATTTAGTATATTATATTATTATATATTTATATATAATTTTGGGGCATTTTTGTGGCGCCGTAGAAATTAAAATCATCAAGGTGATATACATTTGTGTAAATTATATAGAGTGAAAATATAAAAATTTTATCGATGATATTCAATGTTTATGATTTACAACTGTAATTCCAACATATTTTCATCATTTAATTTAAGTAATCTTCTCGTCTCTTCAGGTATCTTCCGATTGTTATAAAGAATTAATTTGATTTCTTTTTTAGTTTGTTCTATTATTTTATCTTCATCCTTTCTACTTAAAAAATTACCAAATCTTTTTAGTGTTGATTCATCTAATTTACCTTGTAATTCTTCGAATTTTTCAACTAAATAATCGCTTTTATCTTCATACAAATCCTGTAGAACACTATCTCTAGCCATCAATTTCCAATCAATTCCATCATACTTCATAATATATGTATCTTTAATGTTACTTATATATATATTGTGATTTTCCGGTCTATTTTTATCAAAATGAACTAGTTCAACAAAATTTTCAACAGATCTAAATCCTTTATTAAGTAACTTTTTCATTTGATCATTAGTGATGAAGGATAAGTCTTCTTTTCCATGCGCGACTAGATTAATATGTACATTATTAGTTATATTGTTTTGTTGTTTATCTATATTATTTATGGTTCCATTATTTGTATTTGTCGTACAATTCTCATTATTTATTTTATTAATAATTTTATTATTTTCTTTTTTTAATTCATCAATTTGATTTTGTTGTGCTTGATTTTTATTTTCTAGTTCATTGATTTTTTTAAGTAAATTTTGATATATGTTTTCCTTTTCGTTTATATCATTTGTTTTGATACTACAACGGCCATTCAAATGCCTGTTCAGTGATGACACTTGAGAAAATATTTTACGGCAATAATTGCACTGTTTATCATTCTGTTGTCCGACTGTTTCATTTTTAATATTTATTAATTTATCCGGTACACATCCGGTATTTTTTGGTATGGATATGCAAGGATTTTTTTTATTAATATGGGTAACATAATTTGATTTTTTATCGAATATTTTGTTACACTTATCACATTTATATTCAACCATTCGAATATTACTATATATAATACATATAATAAATAACTTTATATGGCTTAATATTTTTAAGCTATATTATTAAATATAAGCTCAATTTAATTGCGTGGTGACATTTTAAAAGTGAGCTTTTTTGGTACAGTTAAGCTTTTATAAATGAGGGAGGGAGGGGTGGAAAAAACCATACAAAAAAATTCATAAATAAATTTTTATCAGTAACATTTATGTTTTAAAATGATTTTGATAACAATTCATAATTAAATTATATGATGCAAATTTAACTAAATATAAATAAAAATTAAGATGAATTATGTCTTATTGATCAAATGAATTGTATGTGTTAAATTAATGATGATATGTTATTTATTGTCATTGTTTTACATAAATATCACTATTTATTTGGGTAGAACATCATATTTGTTGTTATTGTTTTACAAAAATACAGGATCATTAACTATTCTATCAATGATCATAATTCTACTTCTAATGCGCTCAATTGTTTGTTTGATAGCCATTTCAGATCCATCTGGATATGTCTTAAAGAACGTCACATATGTTATAAGATCTTCTTCAGTTTTATAACCCAAACCCATCACTTTAATCAAAGACAGTATTTCAGATGATCCCACAGTGTATTTTCCTAAAAGTCTAGACCAATTATTATACAAATATGATCGTGTGATATCTTTAGAATCTTTATTTGAAAGTAGGATACGGATGAATGAAATAATATCCTGATTTCTAATTAAATCTGAAAATATAAGTTCTATACTTCTTTTAATTAAACTATGATTTTTAACATTACCGATACCGACCATGAGTGGATCCTTCAGTTGTGAATTGGTAGTATTTTTAAGCATGTCAATCATATTATTATAATCGGTTTCATCACTATTTTTTCCAACGGCCTTAAGAACAATATATTTTTTAGAAATCCAATTATTTGGATCACCTGAATGGAACAAATTTAAAGCATGTTGGATTATTTTATGATTGTCATAACGGACAAGCATATTTAAGGCAAGTTCACGTAAATCAGTATCATTAACATCCTCGTTTGGTTTATGGTCCCAAGTTAATTCATCAATTATTTTACTCAAATTATGACATTCGGCTGTAATTCTACCTTTAATTTCATGTGCAACATCATTGTTTCCTTCAATTAAATCATCCAGAGTATTGAAATGTGTCGTTAGTACATTTACTAAACTATAATTTTTCATACTTACTAAATCAAGAGAATTTACTATTCCGAATGGCACATCAAAACCTTGATATCCTGAAAATGCCAAAGAAAAATTATCATCCAATGCATATGTTAGTGCATTAGTTCCTGTTTGAGGAATAAGTAATTTAAAGTCTGGTATTATTGTTTCATATTGTGTTCTATAAAATGCTGTTCTATCAATATTTGCAAATAATGTATTCGCGTATGATGAATATGAATTTGTATGAACAAGTTCTGGAAGAACAAATACATCTTCTTGTTTATCCAACACAATCATTTTCTTTTCGAGACCATTCAATGTTATAAATGTTAATTCAATAGGGATAGTCCATAAAGTATTAACTTTGTTGTTTTTACCTTGCTTCAAAAATATCTCTTGAGAACAATGTAATACTGTTCCATCGAAATATATCTTAACAACGGGATAACCAGTTTGTTTTGTCCAACAACTCATTAAATCGCGTATTTGGTTTTTATTCTGGTCATTTTTACTATTCAGGACTGTGTCAAATGCATTCCATAAATCTGTTGATTCGGTATTTTTGTATTCATTCAAGTGCATATACAATCTCATTCCTTTTTGGAATGTTTCTTCTCCTAAATAATTGACTAAAAATTTTACCAGACATGATCCCTTTGAATATGAAATGGCATCAAATATATTTTGTATTTCGTTTGTTTTCTTAACACTCACTTCAATAGGATGAGATGATTCGAGACTATCTAATTCAAGTGCTGACACGTATTCTTGTTCGATGAATTTATTCCATATTTTCCATTCAGGATATAATTCATCCGTTACACGCCATCCATAATAAGTTGCCATCGATTCGTTTAACCAAAGATAAGTCCACCATTCCATTGTAACTAAATTACCAAACCATTGATGTGCAATCTCGTGTTCTATTACCATGACAATATCTTGTTTTTCATTCAAATCAGTGTCATTATCGACATATAATAGACATTCTCTGAATGTAATCAAACCCCAATTTTCCATCGCACCTGCACTAAAATCTGGTATAGCCACTAAATCAAGTTTACTAAGAGGGTAATCTATATCGAACCATTTAATATACCATTCCAAACCCCTGACTGCTGCATCTAATGCGAAATGCATTTTATTTTTATTTCCTTTTGTTCCGTAAATTCTAATAGTTTTACTATCAAAATTGTTAATGCGCTTTGTATGTCCTTCGATATATTCCAAGTCACCCACAACAAATGCCAACAAATAAGTTGACATCTTTGGTGTTCTTTGAAAAAATACAGTTTTTGTTCCCTTATTTTCGTCAACCAGGGTATTACTCGGACTGTTATTTGAAAGAATAGTAAAATTTTTATCGGCTGTAATAATAACATCAAATGTTGCCTTAAAATTGGGTTCATCGAAGCAGGGTAATGCTTGTCGTGCATCTGTAGATTCAAATTGTGTTGTAGCTAGATATTTTTTAGTCCTTGTTCCTGTTACTTCATCAACTTCTTCATAAGCACTTCGATAAAATCCTGACATGTTATCATTTAAAATGCCTTTATATTCAATAGAAATAGTATGAACACCTGGATTAATAATATGACCATTTTGTCTTTGGATAATAATTATTTCGTTCTCTTTATCTTCAACATATGTTGCATCTTCGTTGTTAATATGAAGTCCTCTATTGTTAATAGTTAGATTTTTGCTATTCAATGCAAATGATCTAACTGGAGAAGTAAATACGACATTCATTACGACAACACCATTAAATGTGGAATCAGTTAAATTAGGCATAACATGGACTGTATAGTGTGTCGGAAAAATATCCTTGGATAATCTGTTATCAACTAATAGTGACATAGGAGTGATATTATTGATTTACTTATTCGATAATAGTATCCTTAATCCATTATTTATTAACAGAATTTATTATCAATTTTTTATTAAATAAAAATTGATACTAAACATATATTACATTGTATATTGATATTTTGCATATTATACTTGTTAGACAATTGAAAAAGAATCAAAATGAGATTCTATGAACTTTTGGTTCTGTTGTTAACACTAATCGGAGTTACATGTGCAAATAATGATAGGGTACAAACTTACAGACTAGAACATGTGTTTATCCACGATCCGACAGACACTATAAATACAAACATAAATAATATAATACAATTGGATGTTAGACCCAATAAAAATAACAACAATAATGTAATTAATCTTTTGAGTGATAAAATTACAGGAAATGGTATCGATCCATCAGACAAACAAACTGTATTGAATTTAGCAGCCATGGCACGAAATGCGTATGTACATCCTAATTCAACAGATTTTTATCCAATTGATGGATGGAATAAAACTGATAATTTCGGATGGAATAGTAATACTACAAGAGGATATGTATATTTATCACAAACTAATAAAGAAATTGTAATTGTATTCAAAGGAACCAATGTAATGGGAGAAACAAGTAATAATGATAAATTTAACGACAATATGATGTTCTCTTGTTGCTGTGGGTTTTCTTCAGATCCTGTCTGTTCTTGTAATATGGGTAATATGGGTAATATGGGTAATATGGGTAATATTGCTAATGTATGTTCTCAGACTTGTTTAGAAAAAAGTGCATTTAATGAACCTTCTTACATATTAATCGGAATGGATATATACAAAACTGTAAAATCTATGTATCCAAATTCAATAATTAATCTTTCAGGACATAGTTTAGGAGGTGCTATCGCTTCTACTATTGCTGTTTATAACGATGATAATAATATAGCAGTTACTTTTGGATCTCCTCCTGGACTGAGATATGTAAAAAGATTTATGGATCCTCAAAATATTACAAATATTTATAATTATGGTTCTAATAATGATCCTATATTTCAGGGTACTTGTAATGGACCCGTTTCTACATGTTATTATGGAGGCTATTTGATTGAAACTAAATGTCAACTGGGTTACAAATGTACATATACCAGTTCAGGATATGAAAATATTAGACATCATCGTATTGAAAATATGATAAAGGATATGGAAAAATTACCTACAGTACCTTTGTGTCAAAACGATCAAAGTTTGTGTAAAGATTGCACTGATTGGACATTTGTGGAATAATAAAAATAATAAATATAATACAATATTGGCGATCAAATTATATGTTCCCATTCTGTCCATAAAAAATCACCGTTATTGAAGTATTCTCTATAGTAAAAATAATCTGGATATTCATTTATAGTTTTTCTTTTATGGATTTTATAACATTGTTCGCATAATTTATAATCATATTTTGTTAATGCTAATTCCCTCGGTAAATTAACGAACTGTATTTTATCTTCATAATAATTAAATCCATGGGATGAAATCAACACCTGTGCACATGTATCGTCGATTGATAACATATATTCTCTGGGCAATAACTTTATCTTAAATTTACGTATAAATTTTATAGGATTTTTTTTACACAGAGAACATTGAGGAATAAATATTTCATTATTCCTCTTTTTTCTCCATTTACACATGCACTGTTTTGTTTATAATCTATCAAAACAAATTATTTTGATACAGGAAGTTAAACATAATATATTATTCACATTTGTCTATGCGGATATATATTCAACATTTTATTAATTTAATAAAATAAATATAAATAAAAATTATTAACAGTGATTTGTTCTACTTAAATACAAATATGTTAGATACATATACAATGCAACAACTACAAATACAAAGTAATTTACTATTTTTTTGGATGATTCATTTTTCTTAACATGTTTTGTTAGCAAAGTGACTTCATTTCTGAGTTCTTTATTTTGTTCTACAAGAGATGTATTCTGTTTTTTAACAGACTCGTTAATAAGAGAATTTTTTAGTTGATATTTGTTTACTTGGTATGATGTTATCAATTTGACTATTTTCATTGCATTTTGCAAATCGTTATAATTAATTACATCTAATACAGATTCGCCATTCTTGTTTTTAATATCAAAATCTACATCATATAAATTAGAAATTTTAACCATCATATCATATTTATTTTTACGAGTTAGTAAGTGTAAAATAGTGTCATTTCCATCACAGTAATCTTTTAGCGAAATATTCTCGCAAAATTTAGGATTGTTTATCATATATTCGAACACATCGCATTTATCCAACGAGTTGAATTCGTGATCTTCTTTTACTTGAGCACTTTTAATTTGTTCTCTGTCATCATTAGACAAATGAGATGGATCAGTAACAAATGCTACATAACATACATTATCGTAATATTTTTTTTCTATATTTTTGTAATATGTATTCAAAAGTTCACATGTCAATGAAAAATCTCTTTTCGTAACATACTTATTTTTATTATCAAGAATATATTCGTTGTATAATGAATATACAGATCTAAATTTATTTGCATTTACTGTCAGTATTTGAAATATATCTTTAGCTAATTGATCAATTGTTTCTGTGTTGCTTAATGAACTCATTTTATTTTGTTGTTATGTCGTAATTTTGTTTATTTATTCTTTATTTATTTGTTTTATTCCCAAAATTATATTAAATCAATTTTTCTATATTGTTTATAATATTATAATAATCGAGTTGTTATTCCTCTGTATTGCATCATTTGATGATACATTAAATTATCTGTTGTATGTGCAGAAAACATTGTTGCTTCTATAAGATTTAATTTTATTTTTTCAATATATAATTTTATTATCGAAAATAAGAAATCAATTGTATTGTCATCTGCATCATAATTTCCATATTTTACTCTGGCATGTAAATTTACTGGATGGTTTGCAATTTCTACATTAGTTCTTCTATTTAATATAATTTTTGTATTTAACAAAGTAATGTATTTCACGAAATCCCACAATAATTGTATTATTTTATTTAAAATATTAATCGATAATATATTTTGTGTATCATGTATTTTATTGTTCACGTTATTCACATTATTTGTATTATTAATATTATTTTTATTTATTATGTGTGAAACGGTCGGGGCAAATCCATTAAATATTTCATCAATCAATATAATATATTTACTTGCCATCTCACCCATATTATTTTCTGTAGATGATTTTTTTCCGTGGAGTATAATATCAAGAACAAATACATAATCAATCATCGCATTTAATGGATCATCCATACTGATTAATGACGATAATAATATTGTATTTGGTTCTATTATTGGAACACAATACTGAACATAGTTTGCCGATATTTTATTTCTCAATATGTCATATAAATGTAATATCTTTGGTTTATTTTCGGTTGTTTCTCCAATCAAATCAATAATCATAGTTTTAAAAATATTTATATCATTAATTTGTAATTTAATATTAGTAATGGATTCGATAAATCTCGGTACTATCAACTCAGCCATACGCATTATTGTATCTGTTAATTTTTTTTGTATATCTCCTGTCAATTCATGATCTAATCTATCACTAACCATATTAATTATTATCTCACCAATATTTTGATCATTTTCCATTATATTTTTAATTTTATTATTCAAAGCATATTTTAATGTTGGTTTTGCATCAAAATATTGTACAATTACATGTTCCATGTGTTCGGCAAACATATCATTTTTTTCAAGTAACATTGCGACTTCATTTGCAATTTGTGATAATATTGTATTTAAACCAGTCGGATTCGTTCCATGTATTAAATTAATTTCGTCTATTGTATTATAAGATGTTGACGTAGATGCTAAAAATACAATACGCTCATCGACATATTTTTGTAAACTGTGTTTAATTTCAGATAAGTCATAATTATTATTATTGTTTCTTAATATATCACTGATTAATTGAAACATACCATTTACAAAATCTCTATTTCTAGTTGAAATAGGATCACGAAATTGATTTAAAATAGCATGTAATTCAATAGTAATTTGTTCTTGTACATGAGAATTTATTATTTTAACTTGCTTTTGTACTTCGCTATTTATAGTACTTACAATGTATGTATTGTATGATTTAATATCCATTGGAAATTAAATTATTATATTGTATTAGTATCTTAATATACATAATGAAAAAAATTGATTAAAATAATACATACATTTCATTAAAAAAATGATGTATCTATATTACAAAAGTCATTACACGACATCTGACGAAAATATAAAAATATTATTAATGTTAAGATTTGATTCTCAACGATTTACTCGCACGGCATCAGTCTTGTTTAAACAATATAAATTATTCAATGACACCCTTATTGCGAATTCTCCTCGACAATTTCTTCGATTGGATTGCATGAATCCGGTAAAATCGATAAAACCGTTATTAAATCCTGTGGTAAAAACACCAATTGATGTTATGAAAACACACCAATTTATTAATTCTCTCCTCGATAATAAAAATATTTTATTATATAATGGAGTCCGCCATAGTTTATATAATATTTTAAGTATTTTTCCGGAAAATATAATAACAATGCCTTCTGATGCTTATCCCATTTATCAACATATTGCTAAAAATCACAATATGATTATAAACAATGTTAAGACATTGGACATTAATCAACACAATTTTGATTATGTTGATCGTCTAATAAAATCGAGTAATGAGGCAAAATCGGATATAATTTTATTACCGATACCCTTCCATCCGCACGGATATAATGTTACAGAACAGGATATTGATCAATTAATTAATTGGTTAAAAGAAAAATCATCACGAATTATAATTGTTGACAGAGTTTACAGTTATGATAATAAAAATAATAAAAATTATAATGATCATGATTTAATAAAACTGTTAACAAATACAGATCAAGTATTTGTATGTGAATCATTTTCTAAATCATTATTGTCACCAAATGTTCTTGGTATGACATATGCACCGACTCGTTTTACGGAATTAGATAAAATTATCTACGAATTAAATTTAGATTCAATACATAAAACTTTATATAATACACATTTTGCAGCCGAGCAACCGAACTTATTTAAAACACGTTGGGATAAAATAGGTGATACATTAACAAAACTATTTCCTCAACATGTATCAAGATGGAGAAAACCAGAAAATGGTTATATGTCTGTATTTCCGGTTTCCTTCAATGAATTATTGGATAAAGGTATTTTAGCAGTTCCATCACAAGTTTTTTCAAATAATTCCGATAGTGATGTTTTTGATTTGAGTAAATTGTCTGAATCTAAACATTCGATAATTACATGTTTATATGATAATGATACAGAACGAAAAAAATATTATGTAACATTTACGTCTAATTTTTGTAAAGGTTATGACAAATACTCGCGAACATATGATAAATCATCAATGCCTGAATCTACATTTAATGATAAATTTTTTTTAACATCGCAATCGGATGTTAAAGTTGGGATTGCAAAAAATGCAAAGCATGCAGTGCCGATGATATGTATGGAATATAATGTTCCGTATCATATCCCAATTAAAAAGAATATAAATGGATTTACATATATTGAATCGACAAAAATTAATGTTGACAATGTGTACACAGTTGAAGCGGATTTAATGAGTATAAAATTTTCAACAGTAGAAGACATATATGCAGCATCCATTGCAGATACAAAAGTAAATAATTTAAAAGAATACAATGAATTAATTCCTCGAACTATTTCATTTTTACCAGTTTCTAAAGGGTGTCAGGCAAAATGTCCTTTTTGTTTTTCACACGGTTCTATCTCTGATGATCAAGAACAGAAAAAGTTATCACCACAAATTATTGAGGTGCTTCTCCAAGAATCGTTTAAAAGAGGTGCTGAACGTGCTGTAATTACTGGTGGAGGCGAACCAATGATGTTACCATTTGATAAATTATGTAATTTAATTAAGCAGTGTAATAACTATTTTAAAACTGTTGTAATGATTACAAATGGTTATGCTCTCGGTAAATTAGATTCCGCATATATGTTACATGATTTACAAAAATTGCAAGAAAATGGTTTAACTGTTTTGTCGGTATCAAGACATGGATACAATGATGTAATTAATAAAAAAATAATGTATCTTGATACTAAGTCTGATAAAATAGGTAATATATTCAAGACGCATAGTAATATGTTTGATAAAATGAGATTGAGATGGGTATGTGTTTTGCAAAAGAATGGTGTAGATTCTGAAGAAACATTAAATAAATATTTAAATTGGGTTGTTGAAAACGGTGGAGCAAGTGAAGTCTGTTTCAAAGAATTGTATGTTTCAACAAGTATTGAATCAGTTTACCATGATACGAAGAGTAATCAATGGAGTCGGGAAAACCAAATACCTCTCAGTCTTTTGACTAATTATCTCGAAAAACATGGAGGAAAAATAATTAATAAATTACCGTGGGGATCACCTATTTATGAACTGGATTATAATGGAAAGAAGTTAAAAATAGCTGCATATACTGAACCTAATGTTTACTGGGAACGTTCTAAAGGCATTTGTCGGAGTTGGAATATTATGTCTGATGGAAAATGTTATGCATCATTGGAGGATAAAAATAGTTTAATTAATTAATCAATTTCTAAATATATTTACTTATTATAATAAATAGTAATTATGCACAAAAATGATAAAATAGAAGAAACTCCAATTGAAGATTTAATGCGTGAGCACGGTATTTTGAACAGAATATTATTAATTTATGAAGAATTTATAAGAAGAGAAAAAATCAATCACAATCCGACATCGGAACGAGACGATTTTTATATGATAAATTATGCTGCACAAATTGTAAGAAAATTTATAGAAGATCATCATGAGAAAACGGAAGAGAAATATGTATTCCCATATCTGTTAAAAATAAATAAACACACTAATTTAATCAATGAACTTCTTGAACAACACAAATTGGGACGCACTATTACTGATAAAATATTAGAATTATCAAAAAGTGGTTCAGATAGTACCAATAAAAATACCAATAACAATACTAATAAAAAAAAGTTATGTGTATATCTTCACGCATTTATTTATATGTATAGATTTCATGAATCCAGAGAAGATACCATAATTTTTGTAGAATTTAGGGATAATATGACACCTAATCAATATAAGAAATATGGAGAAATATTTGAAGAAGAAGAAAAAAAACAATTCGGCAAACAAGGCATTGAAAAAATACTTACAATTATAGAAAATATAGAAAAATACTTTGATATATATGATCTTAATAAAATTACTGATATAACAATAAATAAAATTAAATAACTTAAATAACTTAGTGTTCTTTGATAATCATATTAATAATTCTTTCTTGTCCATCAACTTCAACAATCAATTTACTTTCACGAAAATCTAATTTCATCCTATAAAACATAATTGCGGGTAATCCCAACAATACATATGAGGCCGAAGGATTTTGTGGACTTGTATTTAGTACAATAAAATTCATTGGTAAAACAACATCATTATTATTTTTATCGGTAAATTTTGTTTCAATATATGGTATTGTCCCTAGTTTCTCACCGGAGCCAATTCCAGAAACTATACCTTTGAATCGTGTATCAACGTATGATTCCAAACCTAATTTTTGAATATGATCTACTGTAATAACATTTGTTTGGGCTCCTGTGTCGATTATACAAGTCACTTCTTTATCAGCAAGTTTCATTCTAACAATAACAGAACAATGACTATAAATCAATGGTTCAATAGAATTTTCTGCCATAGCCCATAAATTATTTATGAATTCATTTTCATTTTGAACAATTTCGACACCTTGTGTTTTTTTATCATTGTTTAAATTATTTAAATTATCTTTTTTTTGTTTGTCATTTGGATTATTATTGGCATCTTCTTCTATTAATTGTTGGATGATCAACTCGTTTAATTGTTCTTGTTCTTGTTCATTGAGTCCTTCAGTTACATCCATTATATTGATTTAATTGAATAATTAGTTTGTGATTAATAATAAACTTTATTATTAACCATATATGAAATAATATTTAACTTCAATTTTTATTTAATTTAATTAAATTTAGATGTATGTAACTCTGAAGGGAACAATTGTAGTATTACCAGTGCCAGTGCCAGTTCCAGCGTCTGACAACAATAAATTACCAACAGCTATATTAATGCCAGAAGAATTATCAATAGGATTTGATTGCCATGGAATGTCTATATATAAGAAGCCATTTTTTTGATCATAAAAATATGTAAACAAGGCAGTTTTATCATCAGATGCACTACCTGTAGGAGGAACACCCGGAGTATTGAAAAATAGCAAATCAGTATTTGCTGGAATAACAAGAGGACCCGATTGACCGTTTTGTCCGACTGCACCTGATTTATTGAAAAAAAATGGATTATATAAGACAGGATTAAAACTTGTGAGTGAATCTGCGAGTGCTTCAACTGTTAATATAGTTTGGGGTTTGCTAAACATACAATTCATATCTACTTGGAATATTCTAGAAGCATTGTAACTATAACCCTTTATTCCGTGTGTTAAAGTAGGTTCTCCTCCTATCAAACCTTTTGGAACGATGAATTTTTTGATTTGTGTGCCTTGGAATATTGGTGTGCTTGGTACGAAACAACAATTTTTTGACATTTTATTTATATTTTATTTATACTGTATTATTCGAAAAAAGATATCAATGGGGAGAGAAGTAAAAATAAATAAATTTAATCTTCAAATCCATCCATTTCGAATGATGAATCAGATTTTGTATCATCGTTCTCTTGAACTTCTACAGATTTTGTCGATTCTGTTGATTTTGGAAAAATAGTTACTGTTGGTTGTTCCATTTGAATCGATTGAATAGTTTGATTGTGATCATTAGTATTAATAATGACAGAATCAACACTTCCGATGTGTTGGATAGATTCATCTAATTCATTTGATTCAGTTATATCACTTAGTTTTTTAGAATTTTCAGCATGGGGTCTATAATCAGAACTAAGATATGATTGAGTTAATATATCTGATTGGGATAAAGGTGGCAATATTGACTCGTTTGTGATAAAATTAGTCTTAGGTAAAACCATTGACTGAGCCAATTGTGGTTGTTCTAGTTGTACTGTTTGATTTGCTTGTAGTTGAACAGATTGAAATAATTGAGGAAAAATAAGATGAGCTGATTGATTAACTTTTTTTGGTTTTAAATTACATACAACGGGAACATGTTTATAAAGTACTTGAGATGGTTTCTTACTTTCGTTTGTTTTTGCCGCATATGGATTAGACTCGTTGTATCCGACAACCCATTTAATTTCTTCTTCAATATTACTAATAAATTTATCGAAAGCTAATGAAGATGGTTCAATTTCAACAAATGCTTCGTCGACATTTTTTGCGAAGAATCCGACATTGACATTCTTTTCAACATCATAAAACATATACATATCATATAATAGAACACCGCCATATATTTCATGTAATGCGAATTTTTCTGTTTTGATGAATGATTCTCTACCATCATTCATTTTATAGAAATTAACTTTTATATTGGGATCGAATGTATATAATGGATCTAATAATTTTCTTGGTTGACGATAAAGTGGTGCTTCAATTACTACCTTGTATTTATCATAATAGTATTTACCAATCATTTTATATAATCCACTGATATAAGTAAACGAACATTGAATTGGAAGTTTAAAATTAAAAACTGTCGGAACAACGAAACCGTATTCTTGTATTTGTGATAGTAGAGTTATTTTTCGCAACATAAATTCATCATAATCATTTCTATTTTTGTATTCACCTTGCCCAATTAGTCCATCGATGTCTTGTTGATTTTGGACGAATTGATCCATAAAATTTCCTTTGGACATATCAGCACCCATATAGTTTATTTGTGTATTATATATACTATCTATATTTGGGATAAAAATAAATTATTTTACAATTCAAATATCAATTTTATTTTAATATTATGAATATATTGAAATTAATTATTTTAAGAAATTTATTTCTATGGTTATCAATAATCACATAAATTTATTATATAGTTTTTTTATATCAATATATTAGTATAAAGTCATACAAAACATAATGGCATCAATAAATGAACAATTTAATCCGAATTTATTAACGTATGTTACAATTTATAATACTTCTTCGTGGAATCCAAGTGTATATTATAAAAATGGCGAAAATTTCGAACCATTTCCACTCTTGGCAAATAATATAAACAAATCGTATAATCCGGTTTATGACATTATTACAATTCATCGTGTAAATTTTGAACCAGCAAATCTAATAATGTTTGTGGATGATATAAGTCACGAATTTGATGCAACACAAATACACGGTTTAAAAAATGGTTTCAGTATTTCTGGTGAAGCACAGTTTTCTCTACACGATGGTCTTCATTTTTTAATATATAATAATGGTTCTAAACTATTGTCAATACGTCAAGGTCATGAAGTAGGTTTTGATAATGATGGCAATGTGAACGTTTTTTCTGTAGCTAGAGACGAAAAAACACGATTAGTTGTCAATTCATCAAAGGTACAAAGTTGGGTTCCTGATATGAATGCTAAACATTCCCATCGTGAAATAAATTTTCCGGTTACTATAATAAATAGTTCAAATTGGAATCCACAAATACTCGATGTAGCTATAATCGAGGACAAAACTGAAACTGAAACGTTAGAACACCACATTGTTACCAGAAATGAATATAAAGATGTTACTCCATATTTTCCTGCCCTACACGCGACAGTCCCTGTCGAATTTCCTGTAAAAACACATCGCGGAGAAATAATTGCTCATAAGTATGTTATAGAAAATTTCAAGGGTTTAAAAATAAAATTTACTGACCATATACCAAAACCTGATTTGTATACAGGTAACAATATAAATGAAGAAAATAAAAATCGTGAAAGTTTGTTATTACCGCCTTCAGGGTTACCACCTTCTACTTTGATAGAAAATGGAACAGCAGAATTTTCATTACAAAATGGACGAGTTTTTTATATACACAATGATGAACCCAAAATGTTAAAAATTACTCAATATAATTCAGTATTTGATGTCGCAAACGAATTACATGAAAGAAGCAATCTTACACAAGGGTGGGTACCTGATATTAACGCAACATTATCTCCATTGGCGAAAGATAATTTATGCAAGAGAGCACAAATTGTTACCATATATAATACATCAAGTTGGATATTAGATGTTGCATCGCCTTCAATTAATAATACACAAAATTATAGAAGCGCACATATAATTAATTTACCATTTGGACCTGTTCAAACACTTGTATCATCATTCAAAATTAGATTCAGTGACTGTTTAACATTTAATAAAAATAAATATATAGCAAACTCATGCGAATTTTTGTTATCAAACGGTTTGAATTTTAATGTTTACGATTTGGGTGAGCATATTTGTGTTGAACAAATAGAATCAGGTATTGTTTCATGCTGGGTTCCAGATTTATTTGCTAAAAAATTTGTATAATTAGTTTGTTTATTATTTATTTTGTGTTATTCAATTCAATAAAAATATGGTACGAAATCTTTTCCTCCCATATATTTTCTTAAAACTTCTGGAATAATAATACCCGTATCTGTTTGATATTGCTCCAATATTACACAAATTGTTCTAGTATTTGCACACAATGTGGAATTCAATATATGCACATATTTACCGTATTTATTTTTTATATTTAGTCTTCTTGAAAAAAAATCTGTACAATTACTACAAGAAACTAATTCCTTATATTTTTGTGCTCCAACAAAATATCCTTCCAAATCATATTTAATTGAAGCAGAATTATTTAATGCTCCTGATACAATTGTTACAACACGATAAGATATATTTAATGAATCATAAAATTCCTTTGCATTGTTTATCATATGTTCTAACATTTCTGGACTCTTATCGGGTTCCGCAAGACACAATTGTTCTATTTTTTCAAATTGATGAACTCTAAAAATTCCGCTATCATGATCATGTCGACCAGTTTCTTTCCTATAACATGTTGATATTCCAGCAAATTTGACAGGCAAATCTTGTTTACCATTCACAGGAAATTGTTTGTTCGCATAATAACCTGTGAGTGGCTGTTCTGATGTCGCTATCATATATTTAAATGTATCTTTATCACTATATATTTTATACAATGTATCATCATAATCTTCCTGTTGACAAAGAGAACCCATAACATCAGGATTCATAAAATGTGGTGTATAACATAGTGTGTATTCCCTTTCTTCCAAAAAATCCATTGCGTACATTAACAACGCCATATTTAATTTCACACCGAATCCCTTCAAAAAATATCCCCTATTGCCAGCGATTTTTGAACCCGTTTCCATATCAATAATGCCCAATCTTTGTGCTATTGCAACATGTGTTAAAGAATAATTATTTGATTCTTTTGAATTATTATCCTTTACACAAACAATAGCATTATTATCTTCGTTGTTATCAATTGGTACATTTTCATGAAGTGTGTTTCCTAACTGATTAATCAATTTATCACGTTTTTCCAATAAATCTGATGGTATTTCCTTAACTTTTCCATCAATAAATTTTGACAATCCGATATAATCAGATTTCATAAATTTTAAATAATCAAAATACTCTCCAATATTTTGTATTTTATTATCTTTAACTAAAAGGTAGAGACTATCAAAATGAACATCTAAAAGTGTAGATGTATCAGAATCTGTATATTTTTTACCATCTTCTGCATTCTTGACAAATCCAGAAACTATTTTTTTTAATCTATTGCAAATTGATACGAAATATTCATTTTTGACACGGTCTTCATCTAGTTCAATAATTGTGTCGACAATTTTAGGATCCTTGAACCGTTTGATTTGGTTCTCTTTGACAAATTCACTATTTGCTTTAATGAATTTAATATCCATGTTATATTATAAATTTACTCGATTATTAAATTACTGACTAATAAACATATTAATTTTGTTATTTTGATTTCAATTTTTTAAAAAAATGAATTGTAGTTTTGTTATGTAGATTCACATATAATTAGATATAATTAAATGTAATAAAAAAATAATCATAATATATCAAAATTTATTAAAAAAAGTAATTAGGCGTCCATATGGATATTCTTTGTAACGATCACAATTAACGGATAAAATCTGTTTTATGTACACATTCGGTATACAGTTAGCTCCGTAAAATGCACCGAATAGTGGGCCACCAATACAACAATTAGTGTCCGTATCTCCACCATATGATGCAATATTCGCCATAAAATTAATAAATTCAGACCCATTATTTATATTGGGATTTTGATCACAATTCGAGTCAAGTGTTTTAATAAATTCTTTTATCACGATAGGAAAAGTCACACCTATATATCCCATATATGTACCTGGATTATCCAATTCGATTGTATAATCACATAATGTTATTTTTTTAGAATTATTTAAAATATTTTGAAGTGTTTCCTTGACAATATGAGATTCACTACTATTTTCATTTAAAATATTAATAATTATTTGTTTTGCTAATTTATTACTTTCAGTATTTTCTTTTAAATGAATTAATTTTTTTAATATCAAGCAATATACTGAAACAATTATTTTACATTCTTTTTCTGAATGAGTCATTTTACAGTCGTTAGTTGCTGCCATAATTAATTCATTAAATGACTTATTATGGTAATAATATAATAAAGGCCAAATTCTCATCAAACACCCATTACTAAGACTTGATTCGTTATGTTTTTTGACATTTTTTAAAATATCATCCAACTTTTTGGCACCATCAAATGCTGATCGTGTCGCATTCCCGATATCGAATGGATCACTATTAACCCACTTTATGTAATTTTTAGCTACAATTTCTGGATCATATAAATTATTTTTTTCATTTTTAATTGCATGTGCCATCGCCAAAGCTAACTCGCTGTCATCAGTAGCTTGTCCGGGTGTTAAACCAAATGGACCACCGCCAAGTAAACCAAATCGTTGATAATTGTCATTTTTTAATAACTTTTTTACAGAGTCACAAGATTCAAATTCATATCTGGATCCATACGCATCACCGATGTAACCACCATAAATTACGCCCAAAAGTTTATTCGATACATTTAACAAATTTCTTGTATTTGCCAAATTTTTAATATTTGTGTGTAGTCCTCGTTGAAGCATGGTTTATAATATTTTACTATGTTTTATAATGTTTTATAATAACACAAATTATATTAATAAACAAATTATAATGAATTAATGAATAAATTAGTTCATATATTCATTCAATTTTTTTTAAATTCTATTTAATTTATGGAAATGTGGAATTAGTTTGCATTGTCGAATTACTCGGATTTCCTGAATTTCCATTGGGGATTATATTATATTTCCTTAGTACTAAAACAATTACGAGAGCAATAATACCAAAAATAACTAAACAAATGAAGGTCATAATTAGTTTATCTGTCGCCATTCTTCTCATTATTGATCTCAAAATCCGAGTTGCTCTATTAATATTATTATCAACAACTTCGACACCATTATTTATCCTATTTAATTGTTTTCCTTGTCCTTCTAAATCTTTGAGAGTCGTTGTACCGATATCAATTGTTGTATCAACTATATTTTTAGAATTCGCTAATGAATTCAATGATTTTTTTTGAATTTCTTCAGCATGACCCAAAATTTCAATAGTTGTCATATTATTGATATTCTGTTGTATTAACTCAACTTCATCTAAGGCTTTAATATCATCATCAATATCTATTAATACACTATTACAATCAGACAATTTTATATTATATCCTGTTCTTAATCCAGTCGGTAATTCCCTTAATTCAATTGAAATACTCCTAATTATGATATTAATTCTATTTCTTTTTTCTTTTATTTTATTTAAATTTAATTTTCCATTTGACTCAATTAGTTTCTCAATTTCTATAATCAGTAAATCGAATTCATTAAAATAATCATCTGTAGTATCACTCATTTGACTAAAATAATTTGAATTATATAAAACAAACTAATAAATTAATATGTTAATTTATTAGGCTATTCATTGTAATTCACAATAATTAATGACATCATACAATAAATAACAAAATCAACTTTTATATTTAATTTATATTTATTCTCGCAATTTAATTCGTCTAATCAATTCTGATGTTGAAATATTATTACTTTTTTCATACGGTGTAATCATTAATCTATCAGCATTAATGATTTGACCATAATATTTTCTCATTTTCTCTACATCAAAATCATCACCGTGAGCTGTAAAATCAAACTCGTGTTCATCAAGGAATTGTAATGTTTCAACAAGTGGTGCGGGAATGCTCATTACTTCATCTGCAAGTTTGGAAGCTCTAACTGTCATGACTCTTTCCTCAAATGTCATTACAGGAACTCTTTTGTAAGAAGCACAGTCTTCATCAGATGTTAGACCAACAACAATGTAAATGGGTTCATCGAATTTTGCTCGAACTTTTTCAATAAATCTCATATGACCGTAATGGAACATGTCTGCAACCATATTACAAAAAACAACTTTCTTACCTTCCTTCATTCCTTATATTTAAATATTCAAATATTATTTCAATATAGTGTTTTATTTGTTTATTTGTTTATTTGTTTATTTGTTTATTTGTTTATTTGTTAATTTGTTTATTTGTTAATTGTAATTGGTATAGACATATTACTTCAATTTTTGTAAAAATAAATCAAAAAATTGAATAAAATACCTAAACGTATAAATATTAAATTAATTAATTACTAAATCACGGTTTAAAAGAATGACAGACATAGAAATTACAAAAAGATTTACTCGTTTCCCACCCGAACCTAATGGATATTTACATTTGGGACATTTAAAAGCGATGACATTTGATTTTGAACTTCATGAAGATTGTGATTGTACTTTGAGAATGGACGACACAAATCCTGAGGCAGAAAAACAGGAGTATGTTGATGCAATAGTTGAAGATGTAAATTGGTTGGGATATAAATATAGTAAATTAACGTATACATCTGACTACTTTGATCTCTTATATGAGTGCGCACTTCAGTTAATTAAACAAAATGATGCATATGTTGATTTTACTCCCGCAGAAACAATTAAAGATATGAGACATAATGGTATTGAATCAGAATTTCGAATTAAATCTACTGAATGGAATTTAGAAGAATTTACCAAAATGGTTAACGGTTATTATGATGAAAATGTATGTGTTCTTCGTTTAAAGATTGACATGCAGAATAATAATCATTCATTACGAGATCCCATTGCGTATAGAATTAAAAAAACACCCCACTATCGCACAGGAACAAAGTACTGTATTTATCCTAGTTACGACTATTCGCATGGATTAGTTGATGCTCTCGAGAATGTAACTGATTCATATTGCACGATGGAATTTTTTGTAAGACGTGAACAGTATTATTGGCCTGTTGATCGTCTTGAAGAATTTTTAAAAAATATGGGGAAGAAAAAGGCTGTAGTAAGAGAATTCGGAAGATTAAATATAGAGAGTGTTGTACTATCAAAACGTAAAATAATACCACTTGTTGAGAATAAAATTATTGATGGTTTTGATGACCCTCGTTTATATACAATCAGAGGTTTGAGACGAAGAGGATTTACATCAGAAATACTGAAAAATATTGTCCGACATGTTACGGATAGTGGTATTAACTCACATGAAACACTTATTAGTAAGGGTATGATAGAACATGAATTAAGAACATATTTTGATAAAATATGTAATCGTGTTTTTGCGGTCATGAATCCTGTAGAATTAATTAATATTGATTGTACAGAAGACTATAAAAGAGAATGCATCCATCCGAATCATCCTACAAATACTAATATGGGTCATCATCTTACATATGCTACAAAAAACAATTATATTGAAGCTTCTGATTTCAGAGAAGTAGATTCACCGGATTATTATAGACTTGCACCAAATAAAATTATTAGATTGAGATATGCGGATTTTATAAAACATTTAGATCACAAAACTGATGAAAATACTCTTAAGATTACGGTCTGTGACATTGTTCCAGATAAACCAAAAAAAATAAAGGGTATTATTCATTGGGTTAGTTCAGAATCTCCTAAAGCAATTTTTGAAGTATATGATACATTGTATAATGATGATGGTACCATTAATAATAATTCAAAAAAATATACACACAATGGTTATATAGAAAAATACATATTGGATATGATAATTACTGATAATGAAAAAATAAATACTGTGTTCCAGTTTGAGAGATTAGGTTATTTTAAA